CTGGTACGCAGTTTCCTTGGCACGACCGTAAGTCTTAACGGCATCAGCGGTTGCTGTGACGTTGAATACTTTGGTCATGATTTGGGTCGTATTGGAACGGGTCGAAGGTGTAGTCAGCGTTCCGTCAGTTGCCGTAAAGCCCTCTACTTGGGCGTTGTCGGCTGCTGCGGAAAGACTATCTTCAATCCACTCAAAGGTACGAGCGTTTACTTTTTCGTTCTTGATGAGGCTGTAAAATGGGCAATCTGTGGGCGTAATGTCATGGATTACGTCTTCGACTGATTCTGCCAGACCTACTTGGTCGTAAGTTGTATATGCTGCCATTGTTTTATTCCTTTCAATGTTTCAGCGGGGGGGTTTTACTCTTCCCAGCGAGCCATCAGCGCATCAGCAATGTCATCAATGTCGCTGCCGCGCTCGTGCAACTTGGCACGGGACTTAGCAAGCTTCTCTGTCCGTAACTGCTTGTTACTTGGCGGTGCCTTTTGAGACCGCATGACTTTCTTTGTTGATGCTTTCTTGCGTTTGACCGAAGCAACTCTTTTGCCCTGATCGTAAAGACGCGCCTTGTTCAAGATCATGATTGAGTTAGGATCGACAATCATGTTCACCTGTTCTTCCGGCAAGCCCTGGGCAACCGCATAAGTGCGGATGTCATTATAGAGCTCGTTGGACCACTCCGGCACTGCGTCTTGCAGCACCTTCACCGCTGTCTGGGCTTGCTCCTGCAGAAGCTTATCTTGCTCAGATCGCATTGATGAGTAGTAGGTGTCGGCTTCTTCACGAAGGAACTTGAGTTGATCCTCAGCTTGTTGGGCTTCCTTACGCAATTGCGTAAAGTCCGAGTCGGACATGGTCTTAGAGGCGACCAACATATCGACATCGGCGTAAGGCTTATATGCCTGTTCAGCTTGTTCAAGCATCCGCTGCATAACTGCACTGGTTTTACCCACTGCCTCTTCTGCAGCTTTACGCTGGGTAGCTAGTTCTTGAGACTTTCGGGTGAGCGAGGCCTCTTGTCCATAAAGACGCGCAAGCTTCTTAGCAGGTACCTGATGGGTCTCTCCGTCAACGGTTACTGAAACGAGATCATCGTTGGACAGTTTACGGGCTTCTTCGGCCTCTTCCTCTGTCTCTTCTTCTTCTTGATCATCGTCATCTTCGTAATCGTCTTCGTCGAGTTCATCTTCAGGGCCTTCAAGATCTTGATCGTCGTCTAGTTCGACTTCGGTATCTTGCTCATCGACCAGACCGGAACCATTAGTCTCGGGTGTGGGTTCCGTATCTGCTGCCTCTGGAACATCGCTTTCTGATGGCTGATTTTCATCAGCGTCAGTCCAGCGAGCCAAGAGTGCATCCGCCGCGTCATCGACAGACAGCGGGATATTTGTTTGAGTATTATCTGGGACGTTGTTTGCCATGGTCTCAGCTTTCCTCTTCAGTTTGGTTGTTGTCACCGTCATGCTTTGCGTTGATTTCATCACGAATGCTTACGCGCTGGCGCAGCGTATTAGTAATATCGACGATTGCACGGTAATGCGTGTATGCACGTTGGCGTTCATCGGTCTGCTCGGGTGCAGTGTTGACGAATGCCTGGAACGTAGCGTCCACTAATGAATTGATCGTTTCGGAGAATGCCTCGCTTTGTATTAACTGCTCAGCGAGGTCGCCGAGATGGATCATTTGCTCTTCTTGGTTGGTAGTGCTCATTTACTGTCCTTAGTTTTGCTTCAGACGGGCGAGCTGGAGCTCGGCTTGGTCTATCCGCTGTTTGTGCAAGAACTGTTCCTCTTTCAAGTCCTGACTATCCGACCGGATCGCCAGTTCGTTCTGCGCTTTCATTCTGTCGAGTTCCAATTTGGCTTGGGAGATTTGGGCTTCCAAAGCTGCCTTCTGCTCACTGATCGAAACTTGACGATCTTGGATCTCGAGCTGTTTAGCCACCATCTGCATTTGCATGTCCGCGTTAGGATCAGGCTGCGGAGGTGGTATCTGATCGGGAGGCGTTAAGTACTCCTCGACATTCAAAATGCCTTGGTGACGCATTGCATCACGCATTAGCGCGTAAGCGTTCTCAGGCTTGTATAACTGTGAAAGTGTTGGGTCTTGGCTGAGAGTAACGTGCAGGTTTGCAAGCTTCTGAGCTTCTTTGTCTGCCTCTCCGTAGCCGAGCTTCAGCTCAACCATAACATCGCGCTTCTGCTCCCAGTCGCCTGGTGTTACCGCTATGAAGTCTCCGGCTACTTGAATAATCTTCTCGTAGTCCTCATTCTCGACGCAAAGGCGATACACCTCATAGAAGAGCGGCTTGATAAACTGGTTGGCAAAGTTGCGAGCAATAATCTTCTGACGGGTCTGGCTCATTGAGGCCAACTGCTCGATCATCGCACTGCTATTTTGTTTACTTACAGCATCTTTGTTCGTGCCTTGGCTCAAACGTGACACACCTGAGGTGTCCTCTTTGTCTTCGTCCAGCATCTTAATAGTCTGGAAGATGAACGGATTAAGAGGTGCTTGCGGCATCGGCTGAATAGCATCGGGCCGCGTCACGTTAACTAAGCCGCCCACACGGTTGTCGATCAATTCACGCGGGTTGGTCAAACCGCCTTTTGTAACCATGTAGCGAGGCGCGTTGGTAATCGCAGCGTGATCTAGGATAGAGCGGGTAAGTACCGTGCGAGCATTCTGCGTGGCGACAAGCTTCTCGGCGAAGTTGCTACCGAAGAAAGCGTGAGGGATTGGGATCGGTACAAAAGCGATAAACGGAATGCGGTCTGCGAGCTCACAATCGAGCAGCGTGGTACCCGCCATGAAGGCGCGATAAAGACTAGCTGTTCCGGTGCCTTCTTTGTCTAGCTGGATGTAAGCCTCATAGCACATCACTTGGCGCACTTGGTCTTGGTAGCCTTCGGCACTAAACCCCCGGTCGGAGCCGGTACCTTCGTGGCGAGCTAGGATTTCAGGATCTGTTTCCATCTCGACACCATCGGCATCGCTAAGCTTGCTGATTTTGTCTTCGTCGTATCCCATGTCACGCAACTCGCTGAGTGTCTTGCGAGTGCGGTGGGCACAGAAGTTAATGAAGTCAGGGTGTAGCGCACGAGCTTGAGGCTCGATTAGAAACTCTTCCGGCGCGATGTTTTCGATCTTAACCTGGCTGGTGTCACGGGTGACATATACGTTACCAGTTATAAGACCAAAGTCGTCCGTCTCGCTGTCACCGAGCTCGACACCATCGTCAGCCAAAAGCATGTCCAGCTCGTCTTGTGTGAGGCTGCTAAACTCTTGCTCTTCTTGTTCTTCACTGGTCTCAAAGTAAACCTTTGCAACACCAGCTCGGGCGGTTAGACCATCGTGGATTACTGAGCTCATTACCGAGTACAGATCATTCTGCCGGAAGCAGACATAGTCTGTGTAGGCACTGCAGACTTCTGCCTTAGCCACATCTTCTGGGCCTTGCGGCGCAAACTTCACAATGCGGTTACCAGCAGCAAACGTCTCTAGCAAGCTAGCCTTTAGACCCTCGACACTGTCGTAAACGTCCATAGACACATACTTGCTTTTGCCCTCAGGGGCTTTGGGAAGCTTGCCATTGTAATACTCGATTACTCTGCGGCGTTCCGTTGAGATCTCGCTGTCGTAATAACCCACACTGCGGCGGATGTTTGTCTCAACGATCTTAGTGATCTCTGCGTCGGACATTTCACTGTATGATTTGATGTCTGCCATTTAGACCATATCCCTATAGTAATCATCGGTTGAATCGATCGGATCCCAAGCTCCTTCATGTATGTGATTGGCGAGTGCCAGTGACATCACACAATCATCAAAGCAGCCTGGCTCCGCTTCCATCGAACCACTGTCGGTGACGATGTAAGTAAGCATTTCTCTTAGTGTTGTTTTGTCGTTTATCTCCAGCTCGTCCTCTCTCAGAGAAGCGCGGAGCTGGTCGATAATAAGGGGCTTGGTTCGTGCGGTGGTGGAGAACCCAAGCTTGATTGTCTCTTTGTCGGTAATCTTATCGACCTGCACTTCAGTGTAGAAGTTAGGGTAAGCGTAATCCTTACCTAAGCGCGTACACGTTAGGATGCCGTGACCGTTGTTCTCGACTATAATTCTAGCCTCGTTATAGAAATAACCAAGAGCTCTCAGGACTTCTGCAAAGTAGTCAGGGTGAACCCTGCCCCGCCAAGAGGCGACCTGTCGCTTTTTACTGTCTAAGATCTGGGCGACTGAGTAGTCACCTCGGCTCACGCCCATGGCAACGTCAGCACCTATAATATACTGCTCGCCTGGGTCGTGCTTTCGATAAGTCGTGAGCTCGCCTCGCATATGCTCGACGAAGTCTTCGCCTTCCAGTGCGAGCCGCTCTTCAACATCGCGGGTGTTCTTTAACTGCTCTTGAAGTTTCTCAAGATCAAACACAGGCCTACCTGTGGTCAGGAAAGCTTCCTCAGGCTCGCTGGGGTATTCCTGCTTGAACAGATCGAGACCGTTCTGAGCTACTTTGCGACGACGAAACATTAACTGCTCATCATCCAGATCGTAAAGCTCAGCGAGATCTATCTCGTCGGGTGTCCGTTCAAACTTATCGGGCACAGGCTCACGGTATGTCGGGTCGGCATACCAAGGTATGAAGACCGGCACGAAGCCATTCTTACCCTCCACAGCTCCTCGCCATAGATTATAGAAAATGCCGCTCACGCCATTAGCCGTACTCTCGACGAACACAGCAGTGCCAGGAGCATTCGGTACCGCTTGTAGCAAACCGTTCCAAACCTCTTCAGCATTCGACTTAGGCCAGAATGCTAATTCACTGGCATGGCAATGTGTAAGCGTCTCGCCTCGACCGACACTGTCGCCACCCGCTGTCGCAACAACGAAAGACGAATCAAGTATGTCGAAAGACAACTCTCTTCGACTTGAGTACTTAGTGTGGGGTTTTAGTATCTGAGGGCAGTGCTCGTGGAACCTCTTAGTCATATCGAAGAGAGCCCGAGTACTATCAGCGTGGTGTGTAACCACCATCGCTTTACGAGCTTTCTGCTGCGACACTGAATAATACAGGTAGCCACCTGTGTAGGTGGACAGTCCCTGCTGCCGAGCCTTCAGAATAATTACTCGGATCTTACCTTCAGTATCGAGCTGAGCTTGAACTGCTTTGTCGAGTATTTGCTGAGCCTGGTTTAGCTTAAGCGGTGTGATGTCACCTTGCTTAGTCCGGATCTTTAGAGCTGCGTTAGCGTAATAAGGGAAGTTAGTGTATAGCTTCTTCCGAATCTGCTGCAGCTTTTGGTCCATCTTTGGTGCTCTCTTCTTCCTGCTCCAGTAGGCCTTCTAAAAAGCCTTCTGCTTTGCCGATGGTTACATCGGACTTTGATGCTGGTTTCTGCTTAGTGAAGTCCAAGACAAGCCTAGCCGCCGCAAGACGCTCCCTGGTTTCACCAGGAACGCGCATTACTTCGACCGCTGTCTTGAGGGCTTCTTTAGCGAAATCATCTTCTGGGGCTTCGCCGTTGTCTGACATGATCTGTACAAACCTTTCTGCTTCTTGTTTGGCTTTTTCTCGCAGCGGCTCAATGGTCTCTTTGGTGTAACCATGAGGGACACCAGCCGGTCTGCCAGGGTTCTTGCGGGGCTTTTTAGCCCACTCCGCACGTTTAGCACGGCCCTCAGCGGTCTTACTTAACTCGGTAAAGTAGTTCCGTTTCGGAGCTCGCTGAGGGTATTTCTTTTTAACGGTCATATAACCGAAAGAGCTCCCTGCCCTTGTGGCGACAATGCGCCTGGTGGGAGAGGCTGCTCTTCTGGTTCCTCACCGCCATTGGCCGCGAGTATCGCCAACGCTGCGGCGACCATCGTTGCTATGGGTGATGAGTAGAACTGTAGGGTGTCCTTACTAAAGGCGGCATTGTTAAGAAGCTTCCGAATAAACTCAGCAGTAGTCGGCATAGTTTCTTTGGCGAACTTAGGATCGACCATGTAGACCCAGATTGGATCAACAGCAAACTCGGCGGGGTTACGCATGTAGTTATTGCGGTGCTTCGTCATTGCTTGGATAGCCGACACACGATACCGGCCGCTACTGATAAAGCCTGCAGTGCTAGCACCTGCCTCTATTTGTTCCTGTTTAAACTTTTCAAACTTTTTAAGAGAACCGTCTGCAAAAGCCTCAGGGTCGGCACCAAATGGGCCACGAACAAAGCTGGGAACAAGTGTGCCATTGCCGATATCAATGTTGATATTACCGAAGTCTTGGAGGTTCGTAATCTCTTCTAAGATGAGATTGGCATCTTCCCTACTAACTCCTAAGCGAACCAGCTCGGGTGTTACTTTATTGTCGTTTTTAGCATACCTGACACTGTCTAACAGGACCTGTCTGAACGAAGTTGGCTGGACATAATCTTCGTTGAGAGTTAAAGGACTTCTCTGCAGATACGGATCATATAGGCTCAGTGCTCCTTCTGGAGTGTTATCGCGCCGATTGAACAGCGGAAGAGCCTCAAGGAAGTGAGCAATCTCGTGCGCTAGGGTTGCGACAAACCCATCTTTTGATTGTACGGGTTTCTCTGTATTCTTTGAGCGTTTAGGAAACCCAGGCTCCATCAAAAGGATACTTGGCGGCTTCCTGCCATATCGAGATATGTGAGCCCTACCCATTGTGGTAGTCCCTGGTTTGGAAATGGCCCCTGACTCTCGATCCATAGCTGCCATTGACTTGACAGTACCAAACACAATGCCAAGAGCTTTAGCTAGTCGCTCAAGGTCTGCTCTTTTCTTAATGCCGTTTTCAAAAGGACTGCCAGATTTGCCTACCTCAAAGATAGGCTTGGCGTTTTCTTCCTGCGCTGCGACCTGCCGGACAGAAGGTACTACGACTTCTTCTTGTACGGGCTGGGCGGGTTGAGCACTACTGTCTCGTTCGGAGAGGATTCCTGGGAGCTCGGGCTGCTGGGAGAACTCCGTGAATTGGCTAAGTCTACCAGACCCACTATCAAGTCTTCCAGTTTGCTGTCCGGAACCTGGCCCAGGATTGTTTCCGTCCGGTCCTCGCTCTGCTGCGGCGAGTGCTTCTTCGATTCGGTCATTCGAAATACCTTCTTTCTCTGCTAAGATACGGGCTGCATCTAGATAGTCATTATCTTCACCACGACCACCTTTTACACCCAGTGACCTAAACAGGCGTTTCTCAGGATACCACATCAGGGCTTGGAAGTCAGCCGTTTCGATGTCGATACCTTGTTGAGATAGTAATTCTTTAACCCGATTTACAGTGTCGCGGATAAATACACGCTCGCTGGTATTCTTGGGCTGCTCCTGGAGCTGAGGCCCCATGTTCTTAACGTGAGTACCCGTTGATTTAAAGAGCTGAGGCTTTTCTGGGTTCCTGCCGTTTTCTTTCTGGTACTTCTTATAGTAACGCTGCCATGCTTTATCTAAAGCTCCAATAAAAGCATCGAAACGATCAGGGTCAGAGTACAAACCTTTACGGGTCTCGCCTGTTGCCTTGAGAGCTTCATTAATGACCTGCTTGTTATCGCCTTTTGCAGCTTTCATTTCAGAGGCAATCTTATCTCTGTTTTCCTGCATCTTCGCATCAGTCATTGGTGTAGCAAAGGGGCGACCAACCATGCGGTTCCACATACGCATCCACCAGATGTCTGTCGTGAGAGGGTCGAAGTTACCTGTAAGGTTCTGGTAGAACCCCTGTCCAATCTTCGGGCCCATAATGTAGCTGCCATTTACTAAGACGGCTTTGCCTTCGGAACTAGGAACTTTGATGTTTGTGTTATAACGGTCATTGAATGACGCAATAAACACCTCGAGCTCTTTAACAGTAAACTGTTTGTCAAGAAACTCTCCAATCGGCATATCAAACTTACCCGTATCCCGAGCTTTCTGATAAGCGTTAAAGAAAGCGAAGGCATCGCGCATTGACCTGCGCCTCTCACCGCCTTTGTTCCACTCTTTAACAGGGAACTTGTCATTCTCTGTGTAAAAGCGAAAAGCCTCGACAGCATACTCGAAGTTATCTGTAACGGCCGTTCCGTTAGAAGTTACTGCCAGTGCAACATTAAATGCTGCCAGTGTGTCGGGGTTATTACTTTGCACAGCCAGCGGCTCAATCAAACCGAGAACTGCTTTAGCGCGGCGCAGGGTGCGGTCATACCAGCCGATAGCGTTGTTATCCGATTCGAGAGCTCGCAGGGCTTCGGCAGCCATCTTACGCGCAATCTTCTCTTTGTTCTCCGGCGTGTATGCGAGAGGCTCGCGTGTACCATAATGCGGTACATACAGGTTATCGAACAACCACTCGGCTGCGTCTCTTAGGCTCTTGGCTTTATAAGGTGCCTGGGCGTTATCGTCGTCTGGGTAAATGTCTAGGATCGTTGCATCGATCTCATCACCTAAATCCAAAGGATCTAAAACACTGCTTTCCTCAGTAAACTCTTGAGGGCGAGCGTCCTGCTGACCTGCAACGCGCTGGGCGTAGGGCATGATGTAGGTGTCGATCGCTTCTTGCGGTACACCATTGTCCTGCAGATCCTTGACGGTGTTCTCGACAGTCGCCATCGGGTTACGACCGAGGTCACGCAGGAAGGTACCTGCCAGAGCACTTTGGAGCTGAGCCTTGTGGCCTTTGTTAATTACGTTGTCAGAGCTGAGCTGGTCCAGAAGCTGGTTTACCGCTGCGCGGTTGTCGGCCTTGCCTTGCTCGATGCGCTGGTTGCGCTGATTGCGCTGATCCATAGCAATCATGGCTTCTTGGGATTCACGCAGCCGAGTTTGAACTGCTTGTGCCTCGCCAGCTTTGTTTTTTACGATTGTTTCTGTAAGAACAGCCATAGCATCTTCGGGCATCTGGTCTCTGTACTTGCGTTCCTTAATGTCTTGGAAGACTTCTTTTTGCAAAGGAGTAGTAGCTGTGGCGATTCGGTAATCAAGAGCCGCATCATAATCGTCCTGCGTTACCTCGATCCCTACTAACTGTTCCTGAGCCCTTTCAATTACCTTAGCAACAGGACCGCCAGAGGGTTTCTTGCCTTGGTTTAATAGTGGCTGCATAGCTGCTGAGACTTGTTCTTGACGTTGTTGAGCTGCGGCTTGGTCTTCGATGATGCTCGGGGGCCCTGGCTGAGGCAGTCTATTGCCAGTCTCATTGTCTGCAATAAACTTACCTACTGAGCTGCGCTCACCTGTAAGACTGTCATAGAAACGACCGAAGCCGACAACACCAGCTTGAGCGAGGAGGGATACACCACCAGTACCGGCAGCACCTGCCGCAGTCAGCGCAGTACGAACTGCAGCCTGGACGTTTGCTGATGTGTTGTAACTTCCTGTAGGGGCAAGCGGGTTCAGCTTCTCAGTGAATTGGCTTAAGCCTCCTACATACCCTTGGTTGTGTACGTCAGTCATAACAAGGCTTTCGCGGATTAGATTAATCAGCTCTTTGCCTTCTTGTGTGTCGCCTACAAGTTCTATGACCTTCTCAATTTGGCTGTTTGTAATGGACTTCTTGACTTTATTCTTCGCCATGGTCACGCCAACCATCGCCTCGACACGCTCCATGACCTCGTCAAAGGTATTGGCGTTCTTCGGGTTTAAGCCTGAGTATTGAGTACCATCCGACAGGGTGCCGCCCTCTTTCAGTATACCCTTAAGCTCCTGAATACGCCCTTTGATAGACCCGTGAGCTGCCTCAATTAGTGAACGAGCTCCATTAGGGCTCTCCACGTTTAGCTCGTTTACATCAAACTGACCGCCACCGGCTGGACCATCTTCAACGATTTCATTCAAGCGGTGTGCAAAGCTAGCCTTAGTGAGCTCGGTCGGATCCAGTGCAGCTTCCTCTTCGATTGCAAGCTTTTGAAGGGGTTCTGTGTCGCCGTTCTTAGCAGCTTCAACCGCAAAGCCAATCTCGTTGGCCTTGTCGATTAGAGCCTGGTCGCCCGTTTCCATACCGCGATCAAGTAAAGCTGCAGCGGCACCGTTTACGTTATCAGCTTGACGCTGTGTAGAAGACTTAGCAAAGCCAGCCGCCTGAGCAGCACCTTGCACAGCCGTTTGAGCTGTTGCGGCAGTACCACCAAAGCCGGTACCGAGCGCGGCAGCATCGACTAGGCGGTTGCCCACTTCACCGGCTGTGTACTGACCACCTTGGCTAGCGGCAGATCCAATAACTGCAGCTTCTTGTGTTGCTTCGGTTATACCCTCAGCTGCGGCCTTCTTGCCGATTTCTTTTGCAACGTCTTGAGCTGCCTCGGTGTAGCCTTTCTTGGCTAGCTTTTCGTAAAGCTCTTTGACTGACATCTTGCCCAGCTCACTTGGGCTGAATACGCGACCGGCACCGAAACGATCTAAGAGGCCAATGATTGCGCCTGTGCCTAAGGCAACAGAGCTGTCGTAGCTTCCTGTCTTTTCTTCTTGTTCTAATGCGCTTTCGCCTGTTCCCATTAGGAAGGAACCAGAGAGGGTTGCGCCTCCCAGAAGCAACGCTGCCGGTGCGCTAACAAGCCCAGCTACGGCAGCGGCGGCGGTACCTGCCAGGGCAAAACCACTAGAGGCAGCATTAGCTTGCATACCTTCTAGGAGCCATCCAGCGGCATCGCCGATACTATCTTGTTCTAAGAGTGATCCAGTGTATTGAGCTTGGTAATTACCACGAGCAATGTCTTCTTCCTGCTGAGCTACTCCACGAGCTCCAAAGCCTTGCACCGCAGATCCTACAGTGTCCAAGCCGATGCCTTGTAATGCACTACCGAAAGCTTCAGTACCTTTGTATCCCATCTGTGCAGCTACATCGAAACTGTAATCTAAAGCACTGTCACGGGGTTGGGCTGCGATATCGTCAATAGCAGCTTCGAGCTGTTGTTGGTTTAGATTGGTGTCGTCAATGTCATAACGAGCACCGTTGATCTCATAGATTGCCATCTATAAGCACCTCGCTCTTAGATTGATGGGAGTATTAGTTTGACGGGGGTAGTGCGCGGTACTGGACACCAGTGGTGGTAGTCCGAGCTGCCGGTTGTTGCTGCTGCTGGGGAGGCGCAGGAACTAGGACAGGGGGCGGGTTAGTAATAGGTGCGCCCTGTGGTCCTGGCGTAGGTGCGGGTGCAGAAGCTGCTGGAGGGGCAGCAGGGGCAGCTTGTTGAGGCTGCGCCGGTTGTGCGGGACTGCCAGAAGCTTGGCCTGTATAGTTGTTATACAACTGCTGCACACTCACATTGGAGCTAGGTGCGAGGCCTTGCATTTGAGCGTTGTATTCCTGTACGCGCAGGTTCATGAAGTAAACAGTGCGCTGAAGGTCTGCCTTGACGATAGCCAGGTTGGATTTGAACGCACCCAGTGATTGGGACTGACGCAAGTTACCGATAGAGGCGTTGAGCTGACCCAATTCGCGCTCGGATACCTGACCCAATGCCCCGCCGGTCGGAGAGGCATCACGCATGGCTTGCAAGCGATCAAAACCAATCGACGACACGACAGTCTCGATTGCGGCTGCTACGTCATTAGCGTTAGAGCCAGGAATATTCTTCATAAAAGCGCCAGCTAAACCTGTAACGTCATCAAACGGGTTCATGCCGGACTCTTCACCAGATGCTACAGCGTTCTCGATCTTCTCGATCGCCATTAGAGCTGCATTGGTGTAATTGGCACCCAGAGGTGCGACTTGAGGCTTCATCTTTCCAAGAGCACTTTGTTGGGCGGCGGCAGCATTGTACTGATCGACAGCACTTTGCCGCTCTAGCTCGCGGTTTTGGTCCATCATTGAGCCGTAGGCTTCGAGACCTGCGCCATAAGCGGCGGGACCACCCTGTGCAGCATTAGACATAATCGCACCACCAGATCGTGCAAGCATCTCGTTAGTCCCGATGTTTTGCTTAGGCGGTACTGGTGCCATAGGCACACCGTAGCGAGCCATTGACGATGGACCGGTTAACATAGGCATTGAAGGTGCCAAACCTGGCTGCAAAGCTGGTGGGATATTAGAGGGCTGTTGCTCAGGGCCTCCTGAGCCAAAAAGAGCTGCCCCGGCTGTGCCTAAGGCACCTGTGCCTAATATTAAAGGAAGGAAAGGAAGTGCCATCTTAGTTTCCTCCCAAGTTTACAAAGCGTTGGTTTACAAATCGACCATTACCTTGTTGGGCATACGTTTGACCGGATGCTGTTGCCGTGGGGCCTGACTGCAAGCCGCTGAAGGCATTACCCGAGCTTGGATTAAAACCACCGAATAAACCATAGCCAGACATTGCGCCGCCAATTGCCGCAGCAGTCGGATCGACAGTGTTCGTGACAGGGTTCTGCGGTGACTGCATCTGTGCGTTGTTCAGAATACCAGCGTTATACTTGATATACTGATCCATACCGTAATCGCGGTCTTGTTCGAAACGAGAACGCTGGTCTTGTAGCTCAGCCGCTTCACGCGACTGTAGTTGAGCACCTGCCCCCGCCATGCGGTCGCCGATTTGACCTTGCATGCCGAAGGCGTTGCCGTAAATCGAAGCCAGATTGTTGTTAGCCGAGACTGCATTAGAATAATCTTGGTTTTGCTGTTGAATGCTGCGATCCATCAGTTGCTGCTGAATGTTAGCCCCGACATCAGCC